CGCGTGCGAACGAGCTCGGAGAGGATGAACTTTGTAGGTGCGTCTGGGCCATCGGATGGGGCGGCCGCAGGCTTCCAGTCGGGGAAGGGCAGAAACTCGCGAGGCTGCACCTTGGGTGAGGGGCGTTTGGAGCCGGAAAAACCGTGCGCGATCTGAATCAACACCGCGGTAAGGCGGGCTGTGCTGACACTGGCTGTATTGGCTCGTGCTCGATCGAGGTCGTCGATCTGCCGCAGCAGCCAGCGGATTGTGCTGATGGGGGTGCGGAGGAAGCGCTCCGGGGTGAAGTCTCCACCTACTGGAGACGACCGGACTCGGAAGTAAACCGCGTCCCAGTCGGCTAGCGGTGCGCGGAGCGTTTCCTCGGCATTCTTCAGGATTTGCTCGGGGGTGGGCTGAACTCGGGCTCCGGTTCCGAATCGTTTCCCTCAGCGGTGGGCCAGCCGTCACGCTCCCAGGTGAGGAGTTCGAAGATCTGCTCCATCAGGCGGGTAGGAATGGCTTCGGTGTCAGCCTCGGTCCAGTCACCTAGCTTCTGCCAGTCCTTAGCGCGGGGCAGCTTGGCTTCGCCGCGGTACTGCATGAAGAGGGTGACGAAGGCCACCTGCTGTTCGACGGCGCCGACGGAGTCACGCTGCAGCTCTTCGAGATCACCGGCGTAGTCATAGAGCAGCTCTTGGTTTTCTTCTGAGGAACTACCAAGCAGATCGATGGCCTCCTTTGTGGTGATGCCTTTGTCTTTGGCGATGCGCTGGGCGAGCTTGATCGAGCGGAAAGTCGACTTGGATTGTTTGCGACTCAGCGCTTCAATGCCTTTAGCTTCGCCCGGTACAAGATCGTGGTAAATGGGGAAACGGAAAGGACCAATCTCGTGGTACTCCTCAGGGGAGAAGAGCAAAGAAGCGTACTTAGACATCGGCGAGAGGTAGATCGATAGACCAAGACCTGAAAGGCTCAGCTTGGTTTACGAGCTCGTCAGGTAGTTCAACCATTACGCTAGCAGCCTCATACGCTAAGCGTATAGACTTAAACGGGATCAGGGGCTCCAAATACAAGGCGCCGCAGTGAAGGGTGTCGTCTTGTATTTGGCAGTTCACTGCGTAGACCATGTGGGCAGCGTCCATTAAGAGGTCGTGTTGCATGGATGTAGGTACAAAAAAGCCCCGCGGAGGCGGGGCGAAGGTGTTGGCTCAAGATCAGTCTGACCCTTAGGCCGCTGTCTTGAAGAGGGTCTCGAAGCCCTCGAGGGGAAACAGCACGCCGGAAGCAGAGGGGTTGCCGCTGCCATCGAGGGCCTGCTTGATGGCACCGTCGGCCACGCGAAGGCGGTAGATGGTGTCGGCAGCGAGGTTGGCGTCGGGGTTGATGGTGACCACGTTGGTTGCCAGCGACACGGTGGAGGCGACGCGGGCGCCGGTGGATGCGACCTCGAGGCGGAAACCGCCACCGTCGGTTTGACCCAGGGCCAGTTGAGTCAGCGCGGTGCTGCCGTCGCTGGTGTAGGTCACGGTGAGGTTGTTGCTGACAACGACGGAGTCGGCGTTGTCTGCGGGAACCACCGCGTAGCGGCGGGTGCCAGAATCCGGAGCGGTGAACAGCAAGCTGGACTGAACGCCACCGAAGGCTAGAGCGGTCGAACCGGCGTCGTAACGGCCGAATACAGGGCGGCCGCGGGACATCAGATCGAAGGAGACCTCGGTGAGACCCTCAGCGGTGAGGTTCTCGTTGTAGTTCATCACGACGGCGTTGAAGCCGGTGAAGTCGTAGATGTAGTTGCCGGTGGTGCCGTCGGCCTGACCGAGCTCCTTGAGGAATTCGACGTAGATCTCGAAGTCCTTGTTGTAGCGGGCCTTCTCGATGAGGCCGAAGCCTTCTTCGTAGTTGCCGCGGAACTGAGGGCAGTTCTGGCCAGCGGGGATGGCGGTGTCCTTGAGGAAGTAGGCGGTCACCGAGGCCTGCACAGAGGAGCCGGTGATCAGCGAGTCGCTCCAACCGTTGTCACCCAGAAGGCGGAACTCCTGGTTGTTGTCGTTAATAGCGAAGGTGGTGTTGCTGACACCCTGCAGTTCGACGTAGCGGGAGCCGGCGTCGAGGGTGGGCAGCGTGATCAAGCCTGCAGTGTCGCGAGTAGCGAAGTAACGGCAGGGAGGGGTGAGGTCCACGGCACGGACAAGGGTCCGGTGAGCCTTGTGGAACGACAGCCCGATGGCGTAGTCGGCCATTGTTGGGACTCCTTAAGGGATCGGGGGGTTCAAAACGGAGCCCAAGATGGACACCGTCAAGGCCTCGTATGTGGCCTCGGTCCGGGGGGTGTGCGTAGCACTGTCCCGGGGGAAGGTGCGTGCCAAACGGCGGCTGATGTCCAGCAGCGTTGCCGGCATGCGGGTGCCCTTGCGGGTGCCGTAGTTCGTGAAACGAACTGGCCAGCGCTCGAAGGACACGATGGCTCCGACGGAGCCGGGGGAAACGATCTCGGGGACATCGGTGATTGTGCACTCGATGCCGGTTACAACCCAGTCAGAGGGAACCATGGATTCGCCGACGACGTAAACCGCGGGAATGCGGGTGCCGTTGGGCATGGTGTAGTAGCCGGGCCAGCTGGCCTGAGCCTTGAGCGTGGTGCCGTTGGCCTCGTAAAGGTCGAGGATGTAGCGCTCGATGGTGGTGCGCAGGGAGCGCACCTGAGGGCAGCTGGTCGAGATCGTCATGACTGCTCAGCGCGGAGGGCGTTGCGCAGAAACTGGTCGAACTGGGCGGGGGCCTCCTCTAGGGGGGCTTTAGTCCAGGGGCGACCGGGGAAGCGGAGGCCGGTTACGGCGACTCCGCCCTCGTGGACTTGGGCGGCGTACTCCACGGGCCAGGTGAAGGTGATCGATCCATCGGAATTGACAGAGCGAGTCTGGCTGGCACGTAGACGACCGGTGTCCACGATGTCCCGCACCTGTGGAGGGGTGGGGTAGTCCCATTTCACGGCCGAGATTTCAGCGGTGAAGCGGGTGTCGAGCCAAGTGGCGAGCTGCCGGGTCGCCTTAGCGGTGGCAGCGCGGAGCTGGTCGTTGAGAGGGCGCCTAGCCATTGATCGAGCCTCCGATGACACGGAATGTGCCTTGGATGGACTGGCGGATGTCCCGGTAAGCGGCGGCGTCCATAGCGAGGTCGAAAACGAGCTCGAAACGGCCGCGGTAACCGTTAATAATGGCTTCCGCTTGACTGCCGTTAGTGATCCGGGTGTCCAGCCGATCAGGGCTGAGTAGGCGTCCGGTGCAGCGGTACGTCGAGTTGTCGGCGCCGGGCTGACCCTCCCACGAAGGGGCTTCGAGGTTGAGGGCGGCCAGGTATTCGACGGTCTCGATGCTCTGCACAGTGTTTCCTGTGTCAGCGTCTGTCGTGAGCGTGGTTCCGCCAACCTCGAACGCCAGCTGTGCATTACCCCAAGGGGCGTAGTTAGCGATCGTGGAGGCAGAAATAGCCATGACTACAGCGCGAATCCAGAAAGAGCGAGAGTGCCTTTGAGGCGCTCGTACTCCTGGCCGTAGAGGCTGGCCGTCAAACCGGTGCCGAGGGGCTGACCGGATTGACTGCCGACCTGGAGGCCGATCTGCATGACACGGGTGGAGAGGATGTGGGCCGCCAGGTTGCTGACGGCCTCGGTGTGGATTGAGCCCCAGTTGTCCGCCGGAGTAGAGCGGCCAGCCTCCGTGATGGCGCTTTCGACGACGGGGAGTGCAAGCTCTCCGAACTCGGGGAAGCGGACCAAAAATGCAGCGGAGGTGGGGACTGCCATCAGCCGTTACCCTCTGTGATGGCAGCGATGCGCTTGCTGATGGCGTTGCGGATACGGATCCGCTGTTCGCCAGATTCCCAACCCTGGAGTTGGGCGACGTCGAAGCTGTCCTCCACGAGACGAAGTGCCTGGGTGACAGGCATGTCTGCAATGGAGTCCACCGAAGCGGATGCAGCGGGGTCGGCCACGAAGGCTTTGTCCTCCTCGACGCGCAGGGCGCCGAGTTTCAGCATGTTCTTGACGACGTCGTAGTCCTTGATCTGCTCCCACACGCTGTCAGGAAAAGCGCGGTTGACACCGGACTTCACCTGGATGCTTTCCGGCTGTCCGTTGTGTTGGACGAAGGAAAAGCCAATCGTGCACTCGGGGTCCATTGGAGGACTTTCGAGTTCGGGGCGATAGACGAGGATCATGATCAGAAAGGTGAAAGAGCCAACAAAAGCAAGCGCAGAGCTGCGGGCCTGAATCAGGCCTTCTCGAGCACGATGGCGCTCTTGGGGTAGTAGAGCGCGAGGCCGCCGATGCGGGCGTGAGCAGCTACGGAGAACTCGAGCTCGGTGCGCACGGGCGGGAAGAACTCGAGGGGCTGCGGGATGTGCAGCTGCAGCTTGTCGGGGCTGCGGTCGTAGCAGATCACGCGGTCCTTGGACAGGACGCCGCCGGACTTGGAGGCTTCGAGCTCGTTGATGGGCTCGATGGCGGTGATCATCGGGTTGGTGCGCAGGAAGAACTCCATCACCGTGGTGTCGGAGGTGGTGCTGCGCGGGGTGGTGGAGATGATGCGGTACACGTTGTAGGGCACCAGCATCGTGTTGGGCATCTCCTTCATGTTGCTGTTCTGCACGATCCGCGTGGCGGGCTCGTTGAGCAGTTGCAGCATCTCGTCGGTGGTGATGTCCGCGGTGTCGAACCAGTGGTCCGGCACCAGCTTGTCCACCTGGTTGTTGTTGAAGAAGCCCTTCATGCCGGAGGGGGCATCGCCGAAGTAGGCGATCTCCTGCACTTTCTCTTCGTAGGCGCGGCGCACAGCGTTGGCGCGGCGCTGCTCCAGGTTCATGCCGGGCACCGTGGAAGCGGCGCGGGTTTCCTGGACGGTGTAGGCGAAGGAGGCGCCGAGGCTGCGAACCGGGTGGGTCACTTCCTTACGGAGGACGTCAGCGCGGGGCAGGTCTTGGGCCTTGTCGCCGATCACCTTCATCGAGCCTTGCTTGTCGAAGACGCGATAGGTGAAGGAATCAGCGCCGTTACCGACCTCGGAGGAGACGGGGATAACGCTGCTGTACTTGATGTCGGCGTACTCGACCTCGAAGGCGCGAGCCAGGATGGTTTCCAGCTCGCGGGCGAGAAAGAGGCCGACCGAGTCGTTACGGATGTCGGGGGTCATGGGAGGGGGCTCCGTTATCAGGTGTCGGCGGTGAAGGTGATCCCCGGGAGGTCAATCTCGAGGAGGACCAGGCCGGCGGCGCTGGTTTCAGACAGCCAGCGAGCTCCGCCAGTCATGGCGAAGGTCTTGTTGGCCACAGCGGTCTTGGTGAAGCGACCCACGTAGGCACCGGTAACGGTGGACGAGTGGTCGACGCCGAAGAAGCGCACAGCGTCACCGAGAGCGATGGCGGCAGTGCTGTAGACCCAAACGACGCCTTTAGAGACGACGTTCATGGTCTGGCCATTGGGGTAGCCCACGCGAGTGGAGCCATCACCGATGATGTTGGTGGGGTTGGGGGTGTAGGCAGAGCTGCCTGCAACGCCCTCGAAGGTCAGACCGTCGACGGCCAGACCCACCACGCCGGTGCCGCTGGTGGCCAGCAGTACAGCGAAAGGATCGTTGGTTGCGGG